TGCCCTTCAATGCCGTTCTGATGGTGAATGCGAACCGCAACAGCCAGCGCAAGCGCCACGATCTTGCTGTCATGGGATTCGTGGAGCTTCTTGCTCGTGATCCTACAAAGCCGTATTACTTTATGATTGTCACGGGTCTCAATTCTCAGCAGGGTGCTTATTACGATATTAGCCGGATCTTCACGGTGGAGCTTGAGCGTCGTAATCTCAAGCCCGAGGATTTCGCCAAGCGGTTGATGCTGGTGGATACGTCGGCAAAGGCCGTGCCCGACTCGGCCATTAACGAGATTTACAATGCTGCAGACATTGGCGTGAATACCTCCGATGGAGAGGGGTTCGGGCTTTGTCAGATTGAGCACCTCTACACGGGTGCCCCCCAGATTGTCACGGACATTGGAACTTACCGCGCATTCATGGATGAGACAGTGTGCGGCTTCGTCAAGCCCGGTGATCGTGTCTATTATTCGGGGACCATGCCGCTTGGATTGTGGGCTCCGAGCTTCAGCTTCAAGGATCTTGCCGATCGGATGGAGGACATGATCGCCATTCTTCCGCAGATGAAGAAGTCGGCCGCAGCCTACAAGTTCAAGACGTGGAACGAGGTGTGTGCGTCTTGGCTGGAGGATGTGAAGTCGGCTACAGTAGAAATCGTATAGAGGTCGGGGACATCATGACGCCCATTCGCAGCAGGCGCTGGTGGTCGTCCCACGCAGGTCCATCAAACACTTCTTTTGTGTTTGGATCAATGATGAGCGAAATGCCCTTGATCAGCACCTTCTGCAGACGGCGGTGTTTCTTGGATGTGTTGCGCAGAACGGTGGCATCCAAGTCTTCATTCTTGATATTCGGCCTGAACGCCAGATCCTCTCCAGTCGCGGTTGTGTCAAATCGCATACATGACACCTGGGGGCGTTCCCGGGAGTGGAGCTTCCGGTGAATCTCGCAGTCCACCGCCGATTCCTTCAGGAGCAGAGACATGCGCTGGCCGATACGCTCCTTTTCAAATGCCGTTTCATACAGGTACTCGTCAGTGGACATGAATGTCTCCACAGGATCACCCTCATAGCGCTTTGTGACCATATCGTTACGACGAATAGCCACAATGTTCGGGTACTCTGCAGATTTCATCTGGTCCTCCGTAAAGACGGAAATGTAAAAGCTCACCTTGACCGTCCGCTCCTCCATGGGAAGCGTCGCGTGCGAGCAGATACGGATGGCGCGGCCAATCACCTGATCGTGACGAGCCGGTGTCCAGTGCGGTTCCATGATATGGACGTGGCGGACATTGTTAAGGGTAATTCCCTCGGCGCCCGACGCCGAAGCCATGAGCACGTTCAGAATCTTCTTGCCACGCTTCTCCACGCTCTCCTTGAGCGAGGACGGAAAGTTCTTGGAATACACTCCATTGAAAATCTGACGGGTCAGGTCGCGCTCCTCCTCCTTCTCCTCGCCGGTGTAGAAGGTATAGGCCGGGCGATCGTCCATCTCGGGGTCCTCTACCCACTGATTTCCGGCATGAGACAGCTTGTATCTCTGCCATCCTGCGTGCTCCAGCACAGCTGACAGCACGCCCAGACCCTCCAGCGAGCGATACTGGGAATAGACAAACTGATTTCCGCCCTTGGACTTCTTGATGTTCTTCAGAATTCTCAGCATCTTGGGACTGAATGTTTCCAGCCCCTTCTCGGAGAGATAGCGAGCAGGCTCAGCTAACAGCTTCTTGCGAATGTCGTCACTGGAGAGCTTTGTAGGATTGTCCTCCGTCGCTCCCTCCTCAGCCTCGGGCTTCTTCAGGTCAGGTGGCAATGCATAATCGCAAACAAGACGTGTCGGTACTCGGAAGGTGCTGAGGTTCTCATTCAGTTTGCTGCGACCACGCCGAGAATCAATCTTCATTTCAATCCAGCGGACTTCCAGGTAGCGCGTGAATTGCTCCTTGGACATGGGCACCTTTTCCAGAGTATCCTCAAGCTCAATGCGCTTCGGAAGCAGGCGCTCATCGGCACCCTTGAAATACGAGACTAATCCCTGAATACGACGACGGAACAACATGGGGTTCTTCACGTTCAGTCCATCAATGAACAACTTTGCAAACTCTTCATAGTCCGTGGGCAAACACTGAAACTCCTCTGTCGTCACACGTTCCATGGCAATCTCGCCTCCACCCACTTCCATGGCAATCTTGGTCTTTACCGATGCAACCCAGTCAGCCGCTTGAGGAACGAATGGCATGTCCTTCATGTATTGAACGGCAATGCGGTCGCCTTCTCCGTTATACGTGGAGCGAAACTGAGGCGGATTGCGAGTAACCAGCACTTGCTTCTTCAGCGTATTGAATTCAATCGTATCAATCTCGGGGAGACTACGAAAGGCCTTTGTGATCTTCTCCTCGTCCCAGGTCGGAATGGTCTGAAAGGGAATGGTGATGCGCTCAATGGGACCCCGCAGCAGGTTCATCATGTAGGCAATTTCATTAGGAGAGTTGATGATTGGAGTTCCAGACAGCAGAACCACCTTGCAACGAGTCGCACGGTAGATGGCGTCATACAGCTTCCCCGTGATTTCAGATTCGTTAATGACACGAGAGATCAAGTTGTGGGCTTCGTCTATGATCACAACGGAATCGTCATACATTCCCTCTTGCGTGTAGTCGGCAATGCTGGCCCGCGTCAATCCATTGTACCGAACAAAGTTGAAGCGCTGGTTCAGCACATCGGCAATTTGTGCCCGGATTGCTGCCTTATCCTGTGTGGATAAGCTCTCAAAATTCGGCTGCTGACTCGGCGTAGTCACAAAAATGCGATTGTGTGTATCCATGAATGTCTCTGAAATGCCGAGCTGTGTCCCAACCTTGCGCACGTCATCTGACATTTGGCGCACCGTCCAGTGATTCTCCACCGCATACACGGGATCGCCGCATTTCTGGAGCTCCTCCCGAAAGTTGGCTTCCAGGGACGCCGGGACCATGACATAGACCTTGCTAGTGGAGAGCAGCGACTCGGCCACGGCAATAGACGAGCATGTCTTGCCCGATCCTAATCCGTGATACACCAGCAGGCCCCGATACGGAGTTTCTATTTTTAAATAGTCCCGAATGATCTTTTGGTAAGGAAAAAGCTCGCGACCTGTGCCCGTTCGTTTGGCACACAGATCAATGCTCTTATCTTCTTCATCCAATGGATCTACGTCCTTGGACCGGTAGTCCGACTTAATGAACTGGCGTGTGATGGCGTCTGAGAACGCCCTCCTGTTCGGTAACACGTATTCGCCCATTGTGTTTGGTGTGGAACTTTTTACACTACTTCATACAATGGATCTGACCCGACGAAACCATCGTATGTGGATGGTGACAATCTATCTGTTTCTGATGGCAGGGTTCCTCTACTTGAAGCCGTCCGTCGCCTTTGGGCGTGAAGGACGGATTCGCCCGTTTGGGGCAACCGATCGGGAGGCCACTGTGTTCCCGTTGTGGTGGTGGGTGTTTGTGATTAGCGTGGCAGCCTATGCCATTACGGTGTATTTCGCGGGCTTCAGGTTTCAAATGTAGTCACAACGCTCCGTAACTCGTCAAGCATCGCGCCTCTCTGAACATGGTGAGGGCGAACCAATGCAGAACATTCGTCAAACGACTTCCATGCAATGCCCGAGATCTCTCGGCGCTGCATTGGAGTAAAGCGCTGCGCCAAATCAACCATCTCAGGGTGCTGGACCAAAGCCACAAAGTAAATGTGGCGATACGTGATTCCATTCAGTCCCTCAAAGGTCTCTTCAAGCCGAATGTTCTTCAGAACAAGATAGGCCTCGCGCGGAATATTCGTCTCCTCGCCAAACTCACGGATTGCACACTCTACATCGCTTTCGCCCCGAATTCTGCGTCCCTTGGGAAATCCCCACTCGGGCTCCTCATAGACCGAAGGGTGGCTTGCCACGAGAGTAGGCCAGTCCAGCTGATCAAACCTAGCCTTGGATGCCGCTAAATCGCCGTTTGAATGGTCATCACCCCACAAGCTCTTCCAAATATCGTCAATTGACGTCTCGGTAAGTAGACGCTGCTCGGAGAGCGTCATGTTTCCAACCAAGCGCCCAACATACTCCGAATCCGTAGGATCATACTTTCCCCGCATAAACTCCGCAAAGCTCATACTGTCTTTCCGCCGAATCATTAGCAGAGTGGATGCAGATGGATCAATTGGAAGGGTAGATTTGTCCGCAAGAATAAGGCCACACGATAAAACCGGATCTCGGCACGCCCGAAAGAGATGACCGCGTGTCCCGCAGTTGTTACAATACATTACTTGTTGTGATCTTGGTGGTTGATCTATTCGTTTTTCCATTGTGTCTTACCACAACTTCCTTTGTAAGTGATACATAAATGGGATCCTCTGTCTCACAGCCCCTTCCGGGTGCTGCTCCGACCGGCTACAATGCTATGAATGTGATCATGAAGGTCCTTGTAGCCATTGTGGGGTTGGTCGTTCTCCTCCTTGCTGCGCTGTTTATCTACAATGCCGTTTCGGCTGCATACGGAAAGCCGGGAACCTCTGTTCTTGGATCCCCCACGGTTCCCGATCAAGCTCCTCTACCCTTGGACGGCAAACAAAAGAAGGTTATTGCTGCAGCGAATGCACCCATTACGCAGGGTGCGGACAATAGCATTCAATTTTGGATGTACATCAAGGACTGGGACTACCAATTTGGCCAGAAGAAGAGCATTCTCTATCGCCAGGACACGACAACTCCGACATACCGCAACCCCGACATTTCCCTTCACCCGACGGACAATAGCCTGGACGTAACGATCTCTATCTACCCTGGCGACACAAGCGCCACGTCCTCAACGGGCGATACCTACACGTGCACTGTGGAGAATGTCCCGCTTCAGACGTGGTTTGCAGTGTCTGTTGTGGTCTATCAACGCAACCTGGATGTCTACATTAACGGTAAGCTCGTCAAGTCCTGCGTCCTTCCGGGTGTTCCTCGTCCGGCAGCTGGGGACATTGTTGTAGGGGATGCGCTCGGGTTCTCTGGGTCGGTGTGCAATGTGCATGCATACCCCAACATGATTGGACCCTCGGATGCCGCCTCCTTCTTCTCTGCCGGCACCAACTGCGCGTCCTTCGCCCAGCCTGGATCAACGAATACGGCAACGAGTGGATCTAAAATGACACTGTTTGGATACACATTTACGTTTGATGTCAAGGATAGTTCGGGAAACACGGTTCAAAGTTCATCTTTCTAGTGTGTAATGCGGATACTCCTCAAGTGCCCAACTCGGTCTCGCCCAACGCAATTTCTAACCGTTCTTCGGAAATATGTTGAGCTTGCTAACCGGCCAGATCTGTTGGGCGTATGCGTATCCTGCGACTCTGACGATGCGACCATGACCCCGGCCGATATTCAATATGCCATCAAGAATGCGACACACACAACGTCATGGACAGAGATCTACTACGGAACAAGCAAGACAAAGATTGAAGCCGTCAATGCGAATATGGAGTCTATTCCGTGGGCCTGGGATATTGTTGTGGTTGTGTCGGACGACATGAGCCCGCAAGTTAAGGGATATGATGACGTTCTTCGGTCGCACATGATGGCGAACTTTCCGGATACGAATGGTATTCTGTGGGTCAATGATGGAACCCAGGGCGCAAAGCTGAACACAATTTCAATCTTGGGCCGAGCAATGTATAGTGAATTTGGCTACATTTATCATCCTGCCTACAAGAGCCTGTTTTGCGACACGGAATTCACGGATCTTTGCAAGGGGACCCTGGCGTCCAAGTGCACGTACATTCCCTATGTTCTCATTCGCCACGAACACCCAGGAACGGGCTTTCCTGAACGCATGGATGCTCTCTATGCCCGAAACAATTCGTATTGGACGGAGGATATGTTCCTGTACATTTCCCGAAAGACCTATGCGTTTGACTGGAGTATCTTGCTTCCCACCATTCCGGGCCGCGAAGACCGCCTGCAAGGTCTCATTCGCAGTATCCACGAGCGCCGTCTTGCCATCTGTCCAGAGCTTCGTATTGAAATCTGCGTCTCCTTTGACAATCGCGAAAAGTCAATTGGCACCAAGCGTCAGGAGCTGCTGGAGGCTGCAAAGGGGAAATACATGTCCTTTGTAGATGACGATGATGAGCTGACTGCGGCATACTTTGAAGATGCCCTTGAGACAATCAAGGGATCCTATCACTGCTGCCGTCTTCGTGGGCAGATGGCCCAATATACCTTCACGCATACCATTGCACACCCACTAGATGGACCCATGTGCATTGGAGATGTCTTTATGCGTCCGCCCAATCACCTCAATGTGCTCTTGGCAGATGTTGGAAAAATGGCTTCGTTCAAGAACCTTTCTCACGGTGAAGACTTTGACTGGGCCCTTCAAGTAGCGCACTCTGGCTACTTGCAGTCCGAATACAGATCGGACGAAAGCCGCATACACTATATTTACAACTTGGGAGGACGAACAGTTAGTCCCGAAACAGCTGCATGGCAGAGGTCAGCAACGTATAGCGACGTGCTGAAATCAGTGACGCGACCGGAGCCGACGGTGGCTCCACCCAGTTTCATTCCTCCTGCGGGCGGCCTTCGTCTGGGTGCAAAAGGGTTTGTTTCTAAGTAGTAGGTAATGGGCGCCGTTGAGATTATCGGAGGAGTTGTTGTTCTTGTCATTATCGTCATTATCATCTGGCGAGTGATGACGCCACAGGCAAAGAAGTCGGATGCAATTGATATTATTCCTGGTTCCATCTCGGGCAAGCAATTACAGACGGCATCCGTTACAATTGACCGATCCTTCAATCAGCCCCAGGGTGCCACCTTTTCCTACACAGGCTGGATGCTTGTCAATGATTTCACATTTAACTATGGCAAGAAGCGGACAATCTTTACCAAGGGAGATTGCCCCGGTCTCTACCTAGACACCACCTCCAATTCGCTCTTGATTGCTGTCAATACGTACGCGGATACAGCAGAGACAGTTCTGATTGACAATATACCGGCCAACAAGTGGGTGCATTTTGCCATTATCATAGATCAAGACGCGATGGACGTCTATATCAATGGTATTATTCGCCAGCACCACTCCTTCTCTCAGCTTCCCAAGCAGAATGACGAGGTGGTCAAGGCGGGTGGTACGACCGAGGCGGGATGGGACGGTGTTCTGGCGAACCTTCAATATACCCCGCGTTCCTTGTCAGCCGGCGAAGTGGCTGCTCTGACAATGAATGTTCCGAAGGACGATCTGCGCGCCACACCCTCGGGCCCCCAGTACTTTGACTTGACTTGGTACACTGGACGAACTTAATTCTCAGGGCATTACAATGAGCTCAGGCGGTCAAAATAGTTCAACATTGTCGGGCATTACGGGAATGTGCGTTCGGGATGGGTCGTGTGTCGTCGCTCAGACACGCGTGCGTCAAATTTATCAGGAGTTCAATTCGTCTACACCAAATGCGGTTCGTCCTCGTATTCCCAATGGAAACAACAACTATCTTCAGTATCTTCAGGGCATCAAGGAGGCATCGTCTAGTGTTGTGGGTGGCTCGGCATCCTGCGTGGCATGCGTAGGACTGACCTACAATGGAAATGTGACGACCAGCAATGCGCCGTATGTCCTCAACTTTAAGAATGGGAACTATCCTCCGGTTTAAGGTCCTTGAGTTTTTTAATTGCACTCGCCGCCTTTTTCTTGGAGTCTGCGTCATTCGGATCGTAGGTAAAGAAGTACTCCAGGTACTCTGCCGACGATTTATCCTTTCCAAGATCTGAATACAGTTTCGCCTTGTTGCGTTTCATATCCGTGAATGTCTCTTGTTCTCCAAGACATTCCTTGGGGGTCAAAATCTCAAACCGCCGAGAGGGTTTCCGGTTGGCAATCTCCACAAGTCGCTGGGCAATGCAGAGAACATTAGCAATGTTGGCTTCATCTGCACCCGAATACATGTAGGCAAAGAAGAACTGAAGTGTGGTCGGAATGCTCGCCACGCGCACACCGTTCTTCATCTCGTGAAAACTATGGCAGGCCGTTGTTTCGTAAAAACGGAACAACGATCTTTTGCCATCGGCATTCATCACCATTGTGCGCCGAGGAAGAATATCGTTCTCCTCACTGATCACGACGTTCTCTCCCTTTGTCAGTCGTTCAATGGTGTCACGTTCTGCCAAGAGCCCAATCGGGGTTGTCCATTCCCGGTCAAGGTGGATCTCCGCTGCGCTCACACTCAGCAGAACAACCGGCTCGTTCCGTAACATCTTGATGACACCCTTCTGCTGCTCTGGTGTGAGCTTGTCGTGGACCGATCCTTCTTCCTTCTTGCACGTGATCGGATGGGCCGCATTCAAAAGCTGAAGTCGCGTATACACTTTCTCCCAGCGAGACACGTCGCCACGAGGACGACTTAATTCAAGATACATGGACATGCGCAGAAAGTTCGGAGGCACATAGTGAATGTTGTCGCGCACCTCAGATTGACCCCACAGTCGGTCAAAGACTTCAGGTGTCAAACTGGTAATGTCGGCAACACCTGTGTAGTTCGCAAACACCTTGAAGGTGCCAAGATGCACGCCTGGCTTCACCTCAACCTCCTTAATTCCTTGCTTCTTGAGCTGATTGGCAATGATGACCGAATGGGCCTGAGGCGTCTTGCTGAAAAAGTCATAGTCCGGGACTTCCACCTTCGGGTCATAGAACCGATCTTTCTTGGGCAGGAGGTTGTTGATGGCCGTGCCACCGTAACAAAGTACGGGATGTTTCTTTAGAAAGGCTTCCACGACACCTAGGCTCGTCTTGACTGCCGGGTCGGCGGCGGTGGTACGGTTGTTTTCATCCTCAAGGTCTTCAATAATCTTGGTGAGGTCCTCCATTAAAAATGGATAGGACTTTGTTTTTATCTCTGGAAGCAGCAAGAATGCCACCCAGACAATATAATCTTCGTAACCGCAAGGTACCCGTCGTTTGGGTGGATGACGACACGCTCAAGACCAAGGAAGAGGAGGACGACGAAGATGACTCCGACTTTGAGGATGAGAGTGAAGAGGAGGACGAGACTGCAGAGGAAGACGAGGAGG